ACCTTCGCGTGGATCATCGTGTACCTGGCCGGCTGCTATCGCCCGTGCGTTTATAACATCGAGGTGAACGGGCCAGGCGGGGCGGTGATCCAGGAGATCGACAACCTGAGGAAGGTGGCGCATCGGTACATGGGACGCGACGGGCGCTCGATGCGCGATGTCGTGGGTAAGATGCAGCAGTTTCTCGACATTAGGGTCGACAGCCTGTACCGCCGGCCGATGGGGATTCACACGCTGACCACCTCACGGACCAAGGACATCTACATGTCGACGCTCAAGGACGCGTTCGAGCGCGCGATCCTAGTGCCGCACTCGAAGTACCTGTTGGACGAGATGAAGGCGGTGGTGCGTGATGGCGCAACGATCGGTGCGCCCGAGCACTCACACGATGACCGCGTGGTGTCGTCAGCACTCTCGGCGAAGGCGTGGAACGATCAGTTGCGCTCGATGCTAATCAATCGCTCGATCGTCTGGGTGCCACCGGAGAAGCGCAAGGACTTGGAGCAGCCGCCCGATACGCCGTTGGGACGGAACGTGCGCAACTACCTGACGGAGATTGGGTACATTGAGAAGCCGCGGGCGGAGAGTGGGGTGAAGGTGTACAACATCGGCAAGCAGGGGTAAGTTACTGCCATGGGCGTATTACGTGAGTATCGGTGCATCGCGCATGACCTTGGCTTTGAAAGCAAGAAGGACAAGCCAAAGTGTCCGGCGGGCTGTTCCAACAAGTTCGTCGTACAGGAGTTTCGTACCGCGCCGGGTATCCGCTCGGGCGGCACTCGAGTCGGCGACGTGATGATGAAGCAGCTCGCGCAAGACTACAACATGACGGACATGAGGAACGATCGCGACTCGTCCGTCATGGCGTCGACACGCACGTCATCGGGCGGCACTCGAGTGATCGGCGACAAACCCCCGACGACGGCCTACTGGAACCCGAGCTTGTTCCCCGTGCGTCAGGGATGGGCGCAACGCGGTGAGGCGCCGCCGGTGTTCAATCCGAAGGCGGCGAAGATTATCGACGGCGGTGTGCCGATCAAACAGATCCAGGAGGGTGCGAGGAATCACTTGAGGCGAGCGACGGTGTACGCAAAGCCGAAGGGACAGACGTGAGGATCCCCGCGAACCCCGCAGATCGCTATCAGTTCTATCAAGACTTGGTACAGAAATGTAACGCGAGTCGCGAGACGCGCCGCCAGTTCTACAAGACTTTGAGAGCCTACTACCTCTTTGGCACGCAGGAGTACGGACTCTCGAACGGTCCTCGATATAACAAGATCTACCCGCACATCGACCAGCTCACGTCGTTCATGTTCTCGCCGGAGACGACGCGTTTTACGCTTAAATTTGGCCCTTCAGTGAGCGCGTTGGAACTCGACAAAGTGCCGCCAATGTTAGATGCGATTCACGCGCACTGGCACGACAACGGCGTCGACCAACAGGTGCGCAACACGTTGCGCTGGGCCGGCTGCTACGGCGCGATGTTTCTGAAACTGCGGTGGAAGGCGTGGAAGCGCAAGAAAGAAAACGGCGAGATGGACGAGGGCGGCGAGATCCAGTCCTTCGTTGTTGAGCCGCACAACATTGGCGTCCTGCGCGAGGACAAGCCGGGACTGTACGCGCAGGAAGCATTCTGCGAGACCTACTACATCACGAAGACTCAGCTACAAAACGAGCTCGAGGCGGGCTGCCATTCACGCGCACAAGAATTGATTGATCTCGCCCAGGCGGGACATTCGGAGGACGTTGGGACGAATGCCGGACCCATCGACCGCCTAATAGTGACTAACATCACGGGCGGGTCCATTACCGGAAATGCCTCGCTCTGGGCGACCCCTTTGCAGTCGATGTACCGGCCGACGACGACGGAAGACTTGATCGAGATGCAGGAGCTTTACGTCTACGACGACGCCGCATCCGACTTTCGGATCGTGACGTTCATGCAGCCGAGTGAGGTCGTGTGGGATCGGCCGCTTGAGAAAATCTACATCGCCAACACGCTCCCCTACGTCAAGTTCTCCCTCAATCCCGCGTACGATTACTTCTGGGATCACTCGGAGACTGAGAAGCTTATCCCGCTACAGGACATGCGCAACGAGCGCATTGAGGACATCCGACACCTGCTACGCAAGCAGGCGCATCCGCCGGCCGGTGTGACGGGCGCGATGGGCGGAATACCTGACGAGATGGTGCTCGCGCTCGATACGCCCTCAGGACTCCTCGCGCTCGATGCGCCGGCATCCTCCATCAAAGTCGAGCAACCACAGATCCCGCAGGACATCTGGCGTGACGTGGTAGCGATAGACCAGATGTTCAACGAGATGTCGGGTTTGCCGGATGTGAACCAAGGCAAGGGTGCGTCGGGTGTTAGATCCGAAGGACATGCGCAACTACTCTCTCAGCTTGGCTCGACTCGCACGAAGGACCGCGCGCTTGTGGTCGAGGATTCACTCGATGAAGTGGCGACACTGATGCTCAAGATCCTTCGCAAGTACGACAAGCGCGAGTATCGCGAGGTCGCGAAGAAAGGCGCGATGGTGTTCTTCCCTTACCAGTTCCCCGAGGACTTCGAGGTCAAGGTCGACGGCCATTCCAATAGCCCGATCTTCACCGAGAACCATGAAGCGCGCGTGTTCGCGCTCCTCGATCGCAAGGTTATCGACCGTGAGTCGGCGCTCGAGTTACTTGACGTACCGATGCGAGATTTGCTAAAGAAGCGGTTGGTTGAAGACATTGAGCCTTCAGAGGCTGCCGCGGCACAACGCCAGCAGCAGCTCGAGGAGGCCAAGATCGCTGCTAAGGCCAAAGGGGGTCAGGCGGCTAACGGTGCAGCGGCACCAGGTTCGGGCGCTCCTAGAGCGTCATAACGCGATGCCCTCAAGGCGTCGCGACGGCGATAAGGGCACGAGCAGCTGTAAGGAGCGTCCATGGCCAAGCGCGGTCGTCGCGGTCGTAAGCACCGCTAGAGAGAGCAAGCGTGACTCGGGGGCGGACTCAACGCCCCCTTTTCTAACCCACAGAACGAGTTAGATGCCAGAGCCGACACCGAGTGGTCCCGAGACACCGACTGCACAGCCGGTCGGAAACGCGCCGTCTGCTGCCGGGATGATGACGCCGCAAGCCCCCCAAGGGGAGACCGAAGCGGCGAAGCTCGACATCTACCACGCGATGAAACTCATCGACCGGGCCATAGGCCGGTTCGGTCAATCGGACGACGGAGAGTACGCCCTGAAGGTCCGCGCGATGCTCACCCAGCACTTCGGCGAACACGAAGATACGTCGGAGGAGTTTTCACCCGCAGAGCTTAAGCGTATGCTGGCTTCGCTCGCGGGGCCTGGGCAGACTCCCACACCATCTCCATCGCCACAGGGTGCCCAGGCCCCGCCTCAATAGGAGTTTGCAATGCCTTCACAGAAACGCCTTTTCATGCCCGCCGACGGTCTCTCGATCCGCGACCCCGGCACCAATGCTCGCGAGAAGGGCAACATCATGAACCCGCGGCGATATGCTGAGTTCGGTGGCCTATCGAGCGGCAGCGCGCGCGGCTTCTATCCCTCCACAGCGACGGTGAAGCCGCCCGGTCAGACTGAGCGTGCGGTCCCGGTCAAGTAGCCATGTCCTCGCTCGAGAACCTTTCTGCCGAGGAACGTGCGCAGCTCACCATCGGGCGGTTGACTGCAACACTCCTGAAAAATCCCGAGACGCGCGACGCCACCGCAAAGCTCTTGCGTTCGGCGGATAAGTCGCTGCAGTTCCCCGACGTGGACTCGCGTGAGGAACTGACCAAGGTCCAGCAGAAGTCCAAGGAAGCGATCGACGCCCTCGAGAACCGCCTCCGTGAACGCGACGCGAAAGACCAGCTCGCGAAGTATCACGAGATGATCAAGTCGGCCGGCTTCGATGTCGCCAAGGTCAACGAGCTCATGGAGAAGATCGGTATCCCCTCCACCGAGGCAGGCTACAAACACGTCATCGACCACCTGAACGCACAAGCCCAGGTGGCCGAGCCGTCAGCCGATCAGATCCAACCGTTCCGCATGCCTGACACCAAGGAGATGTGGAACGATCCCGTCAAGTGGCGGGAGAATGAAGGCTACAAGGTACTGAACGAACTGATCGCGCAGCGTAAGCGCGCCTAGTTTGCGTCGACAACGATAGGGGCACCAGCATCGAAAGATGAGGATGCCTCTTGCTTTGTGACGATGTAACCACAGGACTCCAGGAACTCGATCGCCCACGGGATCATGTCAGCTTGTCGCTGTCCGTATCGGGGCGGCGTCACCCACAGTTCGAGATTTTCAGGTCGGTTGTCCGCTCGGTCTCCGTTTTTGTGGTGGACCGACTCGTAGGTAAAAAGTTGTCGACCGAGAATCCTCTCCATGATGATCTTGTGCTCAAGCGTGAATTTCCCTTTGACCGACAACGCTCGATACCCTTGGCTTGTGATGTGACCTTTCCCCCGCTCATCTCCGGTCGGCTTCGCAGCAGCATTCCCGGTAGCCGCGCATTGCACGGAGCAGTACTTTCTGTTCCTAGCGGCTCTAACATGGAAGACGGTTTTGCAGATAGGGCAGGTCTTGTCCACATACGCTCGAGCCGTTTTGGAAGCACCGAAACACGCTTTGGAGCAAAACTTTCGGCGGTTCGCGCTCGACTCTTTGGCGCGATAGAGTTTCCCGCAGTGCTCGCAGGTCATCTCAACTTGCTGGTCTCGGCATTTCTCGGAACAGAAACGCGCCGCTCCAGCATGAGTCAGAAACTCAGTGCCACAGCGCTCGCAAGCGATCACTCGTTCGACAAACGTCTTTCCCTTTCGGTACGCGTGGTAGC